TATCCCCGTAGAATGGTGGCCGCTCGAAGGATGCGTAGGGTTCCCCAATAATCCTGAGGTTTTCTAGGAAACCACATTCCCGAGCAATCCCCACCAGTAGCCCCACACAGTTCACACCGTCCCGCCTTGTTCCCACCTTCCTCCAAGGCACGTCCACCCAGGTTTGGGCAATCTCCAAGAATTTATCACGCCTGCGCACGGGGAGTCTCGAAGAGTTTGTTCGACCCCGGCACGTGTGGCTCGCCCCGATGGTTAAAGATGTTAAAGTAGGTCCCGCTGCAGATCGCGGTCTTCTTGTTGCAGCCTGATGAGATAATAAGGGTTTCACCGCTAGTTACGGTAAAGGGCATCGGCCGCCACAGGGTCACCGTCCGGGTTGCCAAATCCCAGTCCTTCACTTCCCTCTTCAGAATCAGGCTGGAGTTAGGGCCTGATGTAAACAGCACCCTTCCTTCCCGCAAAAAGATATCCGGTGCGTCGGTCGCGGGAGTAGTGAGAATAGAGAACACCCGCCGATCAGTCGCCACGTCTATTATCGCTGGAATCTGGTTTGCTCTGATCGTCTCCCAGGTCACTCCTCCGTCCACGGTTTGTCCCCCGAGGGTTAGATTCCAACTTGGCTCTCCCGCAGGAGACGATTCCAAAATAAGTGCCGCCCCATCCTCCAATAGTAGTCTTCCCGTCCCGTCTTCAAGTAAGATGCCGTCACTCGCTGTCCCTGACGTTCCTGCTATCACCGCCTTAAAGTATCTATCGTTAAAAACTTTAGGCCTCACGTAACTCCCGATGTTCGCATCGTTCACGTCAGTCTTCGTGTAGGCGGTCCCTCCCAACCATATTCCCGGTAACTCTTTGACCAAACACTTCAGGTCGAACAGATCTGCCCGACATTCGGGAATGATAATGTCCCCAATCTCGGTTGCATAGAGCTGCATCAACCCCCGCATCTCTGCAAAGAAAAGATCGTCCTTCATGTTCACTTGCCCGAGAAATCCCCGGACCAGTTTCAGCTCCCCGTGTGCCAAATTCTTCCAGTTTACCATGAAAATCTTCACTTCGGCAAAGTCAAACAACTCTGCGCGTACATCTTCCTTGGTTATCGTCGCACTCTCGATCAGTCCGTGCACCTCCATATTGTCAATCTTAAAATCAGACGATGCGGCCAGGGCTGCCGGACCTCGACCGGTAATAGTTCCCCTCAGCATCCACACAGGGAAAGAAAGGTTGCCCCCTTCCCGTAGTATCCCTACTCAACGCTAACTGTGCCACCAGGTCCACTCGCACCATATTGGGCACCAACATGGTTCGTCCACCCGGTTGCATTTCCCAGTAGATTCCGTTCGTACCCCCAATCGTTGACACTGTTTTAGCCGGAAAGGTCTCCGTCGCGTTCCTCGCAATCAGAGCTTTCACCTGCGGAGGAACCCCCCCGGTATCGTCCAGTGGATAATTCTGGAAGAACGTACCCATTTGACCTCGGTAGGCTGGTGTCGCGTTCACCCCCTTGTCTGCTTGTTCAGTTGGATCAGGTAGTTGGGTCTCCGTCCCGAGATAGAACCTAATCGCTTGTACCCCGGGTGCTCGGTTCAGTCCGGTAGCATCAATAATGGGATCGTCCGTGTTCTCAGCGTTGTAAATCAGCCTCCCGTTGGCCCACAACTTCAGGAATGCATCTCCCGGTCCCTCACAGAAGTTTACCCGGAAACTCCCGGTGTAAGAGTAACTCCGGACAGTCTGTGTTGGTCCTCCCTTTCCTCCTTGCGTTTCCTCGTGTACGTGTTCTTCAAATCCCGGATAGTACACCACGGAACCACTAACAACAATCCTCCCGTATCCAATCTTAATTGGCGCCCCGTAGGCCGAGTTCATCAGTTGAGATTCGGTCAGCCTCGGTCCCTCAATATCGGGCAGTTCCTGCGGGAACAGAATGTTCCCCGCTAATGACCCAAGAGTTCCCGCGATCGCTCCACCAAAAGGACCCCCAATTGAGAATCCAATCGCGGTTCCTGCGGCACCCAGTGCCAAACGTCCGATACTAGAGGTCATCGTCTAGCTCCGGAATTCTCAGTCCCAGGTTCGGGTGCCACCCCGCCGGCCACGACTGATTTCTCACTCGGTCCTGAAAAACAACGTGCAATATTTGCCCTACACCCATCACGATGGTGATATGTTGCGGATCTTCGTTAATTCGGAACATCAAGAGATCACCCGGAACAGCCAGTCTAGGCGAAACTGTCTCCAAGTGCTCCCTTCCTTTCCGTACCATATCCCCGTAGAATGGTGGCCGCTCGAAGGATGCGTAGGGTTCCCCAATAATCCTGAGGTTTTCTAGGAAACCACATTCCCGAGCAATCCCCACCAGTAGCCCCACACAGTTCACACCGTCCCGCCTTGTTCCCACCTTCCTCC